TTACCAGCGAAGAGTACGACGCCATGACCAAGGGGGCCAACGTAGTTACTCGAATCACTGAGGAACCTTTTAACCTTGGTTCACGCCAGCAGATAGGCCAATACTTACAGGAGTTTGGATGGGAGCCTCAAGAGTTTACGCCCACGGGACAGCCCAAGATTGATGAAACAATTTTATCCAAGGTAAAAGATATTCCAGAAGCGGCCATCATTGCTAGATATCTTATGCTACAAAAGCGTATAGCTCAGGTACAATCTTGGTTATCGTTTCTGAGGCGCGACAGAGTACACGGTTCAGTAATCTCGAATGGTACAATTACCGGCAGAATGTCGCACCGCGACCCCAATCTCGCGCAAGTACCCAGCATCAGTTCACCCTACGGCAAGGAGTGTCGGGCTGTCTGGTCAGTCCCAAGAGGTTATAAACTAGTAGGCGTAGACGCAAGCGGATTGGAATTAAGAATGCTTGCTCATTATTTAAAGGATAAGGAGTTTATCGATGACATTCTCAACGGAGACATTCACACAGCTAATCAGCGCAGGGCGGGACTTCAATCAAGAAATCAGGCTAAAACTTTCATCTATGCCTTCCTTTACGGAGCAGGAGATGCTAAAATTGGAAGCATCATTGGAGGAGGCAAAAGAGAAGGCAAACGAGTTAAGCAATCTTTTCTTAATAATTTTCCAACACTTAAATCTCTTAGAGATAGAATTACGCGAGAAGCTGAACAAAACGAATTCATCAAGGGATTAGATGGAAGAAAGATTTTTATTCGTAGCTCTCATGCCGCTCTGAATTCTTTGTTGCAGGGAGCGGGAGCTATCGTAATGAAGCGAGGTTTAATTATATTGAATGACGCGCTTCAAGATAGCGACGTTGATGCTCATGTTGTAGCCAATGTCCACGATGAGTGGCAGTTAGAAACATGGCATGAAGATGTTGATAGGCTGGGGGATATGGCAGTAAACGCCATACGCCAAGCTGGGCATTACTATAAACTTAATTGTCCGCTGGATGCGGAGTACAAAGTAGGAGAAAACTGGAGTGAAACCCACTAAAGCTAACCGAAAAAAATTCGACCTAGATTTACAGTATGGAGAGATACGCGAAGATAAGGTTCGAGATATGCTTGAGAATAAAAAGATTGAGGTAAAATCCGAAAGGGGCATGTGGATGAAGACCGGCAACATCTGTGTCGAGTACGAAAGTTACGGCAAACCTTCGGGCATCAAAGCCACAGAGTCAGACTACTGGTTCCACAATCTTTGTGTCGGCGACGTAGAGTTTTGCACTCTGGTATTTGATACTAATATGTTAAAGAAAATTGTGAATGACTTAGATACATTTAAAACCGTAGCAGGTGGAGACAACAACGCAAGCCGCATGTTTTTAGTTAACCTGCAAAAATTATTTTCAAGCGATGTAATTAAAGCTTTTAAAGAAACGCTTGATAACGAAAAGCAGGAGAACGAAAATGAAAAACCTATCGACGCTGATTGAAGATATATATTCATCAGTATCAAAACTGGATGCTGGCGAAGAAGAAATTCCCCAAGAACTTTTAGATTCTTTAACTGAGGGAATAAAAAACGCTGTAGTGGCTTGGGCTACGCCACAGAACAGAGGCGGATTTAAACTTCGCATGTCTAATATAGGCAGGCCTAGCCGACAACTATACTACACCAATAAACACTCTGATTCTAAATCACAGGTGGACTCTCCCACCCTCATCAAATTTTTATACGGCCACATTCTCGAAGAACTTTTAATTTTTTTAGTAAAGCTTTCCGGGCATACCGTTACGGACCAACAAAAGGAAGTTGTCGTTAGCGGTGTCAAGGGACACATGGATTGCAAAATTGATGGAGAAGTAATTGATATCAAGACCGCCTCTGGCTTCGCGTTTAAAAAATTTAAGAACGGTACGCTACGCGAAGATGACCCCTTTGGTTATCTGAGTCAGTTGGCAGGATACGAGAAAGCTGAAGGCACGGACAACGGAGGGTTTCTGGTTATCAATAAAGAATCCGGTGAACTTACGCTGTACCAACCGGAGGAACTGGACAAGCCAAACGTGGAGTCGCTCATCGGTTCGATAATAAAATTAATTTTTAATGTCGGTAAGCCACCAGAAAAGTGTTACAGTCCCGTTCCAGCGGGGACAAAAGGCAACATGAAGCTACCGAAAGGCTGTGTGTATTGTCAATTTAAGATTGAATGCCACGAGGATTCCAACGATGGGGAGGGCCTTCGTATGTTTAAGTACGCTAAGGGAATTGAATACTTAACTGAGGTGAAATCAGTTCCGAAGGTAGAAGAGATTACCCCATGAGAAAGAAAACAAAAAAGAAAATAAACGAAAGAGCAAGCAATATTTTAATCGAATGGTTAAAAAGTATTGTTGAGGAAGATGAGGCAGACCGAATAACAAAAGAAAATTTTAAAAGTTTTTTACCAAGGGACCGGTATATGCAAGCACAAAAAACATATTACCTGTCCTTCTATACTTTTAGATGGGCGACTCAGAATATTAAAAAATTAATCAAGAAGGGAATACCCCTTGAACTGATAAAACTGGAGGACTTACAATGGACCCTCAAGAAGAACACCCAATCGAACATATTATAATTGCTTACGCGGCCACGATACAGCTACGACAGGAACAGCTTAATTTAGAAGAGCTATTATTTTTGCAGGCGGCTATCGAAAAAGCAATGGAAGAAAAAGGAAGAGAGCTACATTGAAAAGAAAGCCTAGAGTAAAGCGACCAAAACAAACAAGGGTGGAGGGCTACGACAGTATATGGGAATACCTTTTACATGATACAATACTCAAAGATTGGGACCACCACGCCGATAAAGTTTCATACGTTGTGAAGCATTCTTACGAACCAGACTTCGTTAGGACTTTACAAGGTAAGAAAATTTTGTTAGAATCCAAGGGTAGATTTTGGGACCACGCCGAATACTCAAAATATAAATGGGTCAGAGAAAATCTATCGGAAGACACAGAGCTAGTTTTTTTATTCGCCAATCCTTCCGCCCCCATGCCCAACTCCAAGATGCGAAAAGATGGAACGAAAAGAACACATGGAGAATGGGCGACCACAAATAATTTTAGATGGTTTACCGAAGCTACTTTACCCGATGAGTGGGTGGATAAAGAAGCACGAGATTCTAATCAATTTAAAGAACGACAACAGGACCTTGAAAAAGAGGAAGAAAAATATGCCAAATAACAATTTAAAAAATACGTATATTAAACTTGACGATGTGTACAAGGGACCAACAGGGTACGAAGATGAGGCACCTATTCGCAAATTTCTTCGCGATGACGTAAATAGTCTTCATGATGAAGTAAATAGTCCTAGTCACTACAACACTGGGAAAGTTGAATGTATTGATGCTATCGAAGCGATGCTCACTCATGAAGAATTTCTAGGATATCTACGGGGCAACTCGCTAAAATACCGATGGAGATTTCGCTATAAAAATAATCCAACCAGCGACCTTGCGAAGGCTGCTTGGTATGAAAATAAATTATACGAAGTCTACACGGGAGAGAAGGAGAACGGGAGTGGACAGGAAAGCAGAAAGAACCGCTAGGTTTAATCGAAGTAAAAACGCTAAGAACAAACAAAAATCTAAGCGGTACAAAAAAGAAAAAAGGGAAAATGAAAATGACTTTAGCTACACAAGAATACCTCGGAATACAGATAGATTTGAATAAAGAAAAAGAATTGAATCAATTTTCTTTAGATACATTAAAAGATAGATATTTTTGGGAGGATGAAAATTATGCTCAACAAGCTTTTGCTAGGGCTTCAGTATTTGGGGCAACGTACAAAGGAGCTACTGACTTCGCTCTTGCACAAAGACTTTATAATTACGCAAGTTCTTGCTGGTTTATGTTTAGCACCCCTATACTTAGTAACGGGGGAACCTCTCGCGGTCTTCCCATTAGTTGCTTTCTTAACTATGTTCCTGATTCAAGGTTTGGTCTTTCTGACCATTACGATGAAAACATATGGCTGGCAAGCGCGGGTGGAGGTATCGGCGGATTTTGGGGTGATGTGCGGTCTAATGGGACTAGCACTTCTAACGGTAGTAAATCTACTGGTTCTATCCCTTTCATGCATGTAGTAGATTCTCAGATGTTGGCGTTCAATCAGGGCGTTACCCGAAGGGGAAGCTATGCTGCGTACATGGATATCAGTCACCCCGAAGTCGAAGAGTTTATCGCAATGCGTAAAACTACGGGTGGTGACTTGAACCGTAAATGTCTTAACCTACACAACGGAGTAAATATCACAAACGAATTTTTAGAAGCAGTAAAGGAAGATGCCGATTGGAGATTGATTGACCCTAAGAGTAAAGAGGCAGTCAAGAGTGTAAGCGCAAGAGATTTGTGGTGGCAAATTATTCATACTCGTGCGGAGACAGGGGAGCCTTATATCGTAAACGTGGATAACTGCAACGATGCGCTACCCAAGGAACAAAAAGAACTTGGTTTAGAAATAAAACAGAGTAATCTATGTAGCGAAATAACGCTGCCCACGAACGAAGACAGGACCGCCGTATGCTGCTTGTCAAGTGTAAACCTAGAGAAGTTCAATGAGTGGAGTAAAGATGAACTTTTCATTGAAGACTTAGTTACAATGCTGGACAATGTATTGCAACATTTTATTGATAGTGCAATCAACACAGATGAGCTTGGCTCCTATCGAGCGGGGCCAGAACGGTTTAAAAATTATGTAAAGGAAGGAAAGGATGGCTACAAAAAGGCCGCTTATTCGGCGTATCGAGAGCGCTCAATTGGCCTTGGAGCGATGGGGTTTCATAGTTATTTGCAGTACCATAATATTGCTTTTGAAAGCATGTATGCTAGTTCTTTCAATCACAGAGCGTTTGGATTACTCAAAGCAAAGGCCGAAGCCGCTAGTCTTAAGTTGGGTGCGGAGCGCGGGGAAGCTCCTGACATGGTTGGTAGCGGTCGTAGGAATGCTCACCTTCTCGCTGTTGCCCCTAACGCTAGCTCTTCTATTATATGCGATGGCACTAGCCCTAGTATTGAGCCAACGAGGGCTAACGTATACACGCACAAAACCTTAACAGGCTCATATAAGGTACGTAATCGTCACCTAGAAAATCTTTTAAAATCTAAAGATAAAAATACAGAAGAGGTGTGGAAAGACATTGCCGCAGAGCAGGGGTCCGTTCAGCACTTGGACTTCTTAAGCGAAGAAGAAAAAGAAGTATTCAAAACTGCTCCCGAAATAAATCAGATATGGGTGATTGAACACGCACATCACAGGCAAAATTATATTTGTCAGAGTCAAAGCGTAAATCTGTTCTTCGCCCCGCCCAAGGCTACGGAGCCGCAAGAAATTCATAATGAGTTTTTACAGTATGTCAATGATGTACATTGGGCAGGAGCAAAAAATTTAAAATCACTTTACTATCTAAGGTCCGACGCGGCTAGAAATACAGAAAATGTAAATATAAAAATACCAAGAATTAATCTTTCGGATGTAGACTGCCTTGCTTGCGAAGGATAAACGGAGAAAAGTAAATGGAAAAACTTAAAGCATTAAAATTAAAATACGAAGCTCAAGTTGCTTCGAGTATAATTAATCTAAACAACTACGAACAAAATTCGGTGGCCGTGGCGGAGCATCCCGATATTGTGTCTTCTATGGACGCTTTGATTGGGGCGATTGCAGAGGCACGCGAAAAACTTGAAGTTGTTGAAGAATTGATGGACAATAAATAATGACCGCATTCACGATGGAGAACCCCAATGAGCCTTCTTAGTACCAGAGATTATTATAAACCTTTCGACCATCCTTGGATGTTCGATTACTATGTTCAACAAAATCAAATGCACTGGTTTCCAGAGGACGTACCTCTGCACAATGACGTAAAGGATTGGCAAGACTTAGGAGAGTCCGAACGAAATTTGCTTACACAAATCTTTCGACTGTTCACACAATCAGATGTGGACGTAGGCTCAGGATATATAGACAGGTACATGCGAATCTTTAAGAAGCCAGAAGCTCGTATGATGATGAGCAGCTTTGCCAATATGGAATCTATTCATCAACACGCCTATAGCTTACTGCTGGACACAGTGGGTATGCCGGAAACGGAATACAAAGCTTTCTCCGAATACGAGGCAATGGCTGACAAGCATGAATACATTAATAAAATAAAGGTACTAGCCAAAGACAGGGAAAGCATTGCGAAAGCGCTTGCCGTTTACAGCGGGTTCACTGAGGGACTACAACTATTCAGTAGCTTTATTATCCTGTTGAACTTTCCACGATTCGGAAAGATGAAGGGCATGGGTCAGATTATAACGTACTCAATTCGAGATGAGTCTCTGCACGTTGAGGCAATGACAAAACTGTTTCGAGAGTTTATTCAGGAGAACATAGAGATATGGACTGATGACTTTAAAAAAGAAATTTATCAGGCGTGTCGAGATATGGTAGATTTAGAAGATAGATTTTTAGAATTAGTATTTACACAGGGGGATATACAAGGATTAGCACAGCATGAAATGAATGAATATATTCGGTATATTGCAGACCGAAGACTTCTTCAGCTAGGACTGAAGCCTAATTACGGCGTAAAAAATAACCCCCTTGATTGGCTGGACGACGTACTTGGTGTAGAACATCAGAATTTTTTTGAAGGCCGCTCAACTTCCTACATGAAAGCAGGACTCCGGGGCGACCTAGAAGGAGTAATGTTCCAATGAAAGAAGAAGGAAATATAATTTCATTTCAAGTTTTTATCGACAGGAAAGGTAATCTTATGACCGAACTAAAGCAACTTCCTGTCGAAGACGTATCAAAAGTATTTGATAAACATGATACGCCCCTTGTTCAGAAGCTTATAAGGGAGGCTGAGACTAGGCTCTCAAGCCTCCATGAACATTTAGAAAATGAATTAAGCGCGTTACGCTAACGGTTGTTTATATACATTGTTACTTCAAAACCGAAACGTACATCTACATAGGTTGGTTTTTTCCACATAACAATTCTCCTTTTATTTAATCGCCTTGATTCCCAAGCGTTTATTCAGAACAACTTTTTCTGAAGTTTCTAAAACAAACTTAGAGTGTTTGCATAGCATATCGAATACTGCTTGCTGCATTGCGGCGTCATTCAAACTGCTAAATAAAATTCCAAGGTGGCTCATTGCATCCGTGTTAAGCCGTATTGTTGCGGTTTCTGGAGACTCAATAAACTGAAAAAACTCATCTGACATACAACTCTCCTTTACCATTTAACTTTGTTAGCCCAATAAGCGGCAGACATCTTACCCTTCTTTATATTCTTAGCGTGTCGAGCCTTAAAACTCTTGGCTCTTTTGGTCATCGTTCTGTCGCCTGTCTTACCCTGCTGACCAAAGCGAATAAGCTTTACTTTATCACCCTCTTTCGCCACTACGACATGAGATTTTGTCGGGTGCTTTGGAGTACGTTTAGGTTTGTTGTATCCTGAAACACCAGCACGTTTAAGTCGAGGGTCTTTCGCCTTACCGCCCTTCTTGTATTCTTCTCTCATCATTTCTTACGATACCTCTTAGTTTTCTTCGCTATTTTTTTAGGTTGCTTGCTGTGCTGCTTACCCTTTTTAGTATCTTCACGTTTCTTTTTAGTAGTTGCAGCATACTCCTTACTCGACAAAGCTTTGATAGCTTTTGTAGGCAGGTAACGCTCCCCTGTCTCCGAAGATTTTTTACCGGACTTAGTGCGCCACTTTTGTTTAGTCCACTCTTTAAGTGACTTCTGAGATTTTTTAAGAGCCACGGGCGTTCTTCCTTGCTTTCTTAGATAATTCTTTTAAATGATATAATCGTTGGCTGGTTTTACCGTGGGTTTTACCAGTATGCAACTGACCGTTGGGCATCTTATGCGTGTTGCCCGTCCATTCTGTGCCATCTTTTTTATAATGTTTAACACCTTTCATTACTTGTATCCTCCACCAGCAGCTTTGTATTCTTTAGCAAGCATCTGAGCTTTTCTTGCAGACCACTGACCTGCCTTACCACCCTTTGTACCCGCTTTAATTTTATTAAACAATCGCTTACGCATAGCAGGTTTAGTGTAGTTACCCGCTTCGTTTACTTTAGACTTAGATTTTTTCTTTGCAGTCTTTGGCATATTATTTATTCCCTTTTATTTCCCGTTTACTCTGCCTTGTAGGTAGGAGATTCGTTCCTTAAGGTCGCAAACCTCTCGTTCCA